ATTATTTCTAATGGAGAATTGAATTGATTAATACTACCTCACCTACCGTTGCACGTAAGATCGAAAACCCATATTGGGCGAATAAGGAAAGACAGCATATCATTGCTGAGTTTTTCTATCCAGATACCAATAAGCGTGTTACTGCCTCCATCATGAATGATGGGACTAATCGTGATTACGAAGAAATCATGCGTAGTTATAGTGTCGAACAAATCGATGCAAACACAAATCGTCGTATGGAAGATCGCAACAACCAGATTAAGCAGAACCTTGAACGCCAGAAGGTCGATAAGACCCGCATGCAACAGGAACAACTGTTCGCTGCGAAACTAGATGCGTTCGAACTCGATGTTGTCAAGAACTCGAAGAATCGCGATCTAAAATCTAAGATTCGTAAGTCCAAGACTTTCATGGAAGTTACTGCATATACAGTCATGCTATTGATGCAAGAAGAAGCAAACAACGCTATTGTGCAAGAAGCAGTTGATGCCGAATAATGGATTCCTTTATGTTGCCACTCGCCGTAAAGGTTACTATAGGGCAGCAAGAAACTCGGCGATCTCTCTAAAAGATTTTTACCCTGACGCACATATCACATTCTTCACACACGAAGAATGGGTCCAACCAGATGATTATGAGATCTTCGACAACGTAGTAACAGAAAATGTTCCACGTGACAAACGTGCTAAATTGTGGGCGCTCGACCAAACTCCATATGACTTGACTGTTTATATGGATTGTGATACTGAAGTCGAGCACGAGGATATCCAGAAGATCTTCGATCAGATTCCTGAAGATATCGATGTTATCTTTACTGCTAATCGTCCATACAATGCAGCGCTGACTAAGTTATCTGAGACTGAAGAGATGACTGAGCATTGCGGCATTTTCGTTTACCGTAATAATCCACAGACCCTAAAATTAATGCGTGCTTGGTATGATGAATACTGGGAACAGAATAAACCTGACTGGGATCGTAAACATTATCCCGCTGGTGCGATAGAATGGGACACCTTCACGATGTGGAGGTTGTTGAATCTGTTTGACTTTGGCGTCAAGACTGGTAGATTCCCTGATCCTGACGCACGTTGGAATTTTGTTGTTGGTTATAGAGAAGAAGAACTACAAGGACAACCAAGAGTAATCTATCATTATACGATTCCACCTGGATTAGTGGATTAAAAGGTTTAAACATGCTAACATTTACAAATTCAATCTCTAAAGATCTTACAGATATTTTAGATCCATTTACAGAATGGTTTTTTGCACAGAACGATCAACATCTGGTGCTTGGACCAGAAGAGCATCAAAGGCAACGTGCAGGCGGTCTTACCTATGAGACTGCTACGGACGAGCAGTATATGAATCATATTGTCGGTAAGGGCGATCGACACGTTGGGTTCCCAGAAGTCGCATGGTGCACCGATATGTCACAAGCGCATGGACAACCGTGGTTTCCTCTGGAATATAGTAAGAGGCAACAAGAAACTAACTACGAGTTGATCAACTATCTTGGTGCTAGAAATAACGCTGTGTTTACATATTACCCAGAAAATGCATTCATGGGTTGGCATACAAATTGGAATGCTTCGGGGTATAATATTCTCATCACATATAACTCAGAAGAAAATGGCGGATTCTTCCGTTACCTAGATCCAGTAACAAAAGAAATTGTTACTATGGTCGATCCAAAAGGATGGTCGTGTAAGGTTGGATACTTCGGCGATCGTAGCGATCCAAATAAAATCATCTATCACTGCTGCGGCAACACTGCCAAAAGACTAACACTAGGTTACGTAGTTCCTCACCTCGAAATTTGGCGGTCAATGATTGAAGATATTACTGGCGAGGATGCTTCTCACTTTGCTTGACCTTCTCGCGTTCTCTGTGTTTCGCTAATAGTTCTTCAAGTATAGTCAAACTCTCGTGCATCTTTTCGATTTCATCGAGCATCTTTGGTACTGCTACTGATGCTTGATGAATAATTGCTTGCTCGTAATTTGCCCGAGGAATCGTAGCAAGTTGAATTCTTCTACGTCTGAAGAAATCTTTAATCCTACTAATTAAGGTAGGTTTCCGTGCCTGCACCATATTCAACTGACTGCCACCCTGCTCAGTTGCCTGTTGACGCACTTTGAGAATTTGTTCTTCTCTTGCCCTTTCTGCTGCTTCTTTTTCTCGAGCAAGTCTTTTATTTTCTTCGCGCAAAGTTTGCAACTCTAGAGAAACTCTAGTTTCTTCTTCTACTTTCTTGCGTTGCAGTTCTTCATATTTTTCTTGTGCAATTTGTTCCCTCTCAAGTTCTTCTTGGGAGGGTTCATTTTGTTCAACTTCTTCTTCTAGATTGCCCTCTATCCACTCTGGTTCCTCAACAATTTCTGGCGGAGGTAGGGGCGCTACTAATGGTTCGGGAATATAATCTTGCGGTGGTGGTGCGACTACTCTTGCCTTTCCCATATTATTTCTTCCCTATTACCATAAATCTGTCGAAGTTTACTTTACCATCCCAAGACCAATATGATTGTTCGATCTGCCCCTGATAGAAAACATCGGTAACACCAACATTTTCTATGTGCTCTTCAATCGACGGGACGCAGTTAATTCCATACATCTCTTTGAATACATTAGACGACTGACAGGCAAAGATACAATCTGGATTTGCAGTGGTCATTTTAGTTAGAGGATACATGGTCTCACAGCAAAGAGAAATAACCACATCAGTTTCTAGAGCATTGATATCATGATATGCAAAAGGAATATCCCAATTGATGTGATTGAGTTCGATACCTTTCTCGTTATTATAGTAACGATTGAATACCTTTGATAGTTCTAATGCGTCTTTGTCAATATCGATTAAGTTAATCTTCTTGACGTTTAGATTTTCGCAAAGAAGTGGAACTAGAGGAAACCCCAACCAAGAATTTAGAATAGTAATATTCAATGGATCTGGACCTCGAGTAAGTCTCTGTAGATTTTCTACTAACCAAATAGCAGCGTCCATTGTATTAGGATTCATGGACTTGCGGAAATCCTCGTGCTTCCATGGCATCTCGTGCGCGATCTTTTCTAGACCGTCGCCCCAGTTCCGATAGTTATTCAAATAATTATAGTTTAACATCTTGTGGTCTTTCCATTGAATCATATAAGCAAATAAGTGGTTCTTCGCGTAAAACTTGTTCTCTCACATCTGTCGGCCAAATGTAACCATGGTTGTAACTATACACCCAACCATCTGGGAAAAAATTAATTTTCAACAGTCGTTCTCTTTGGTGACCGAATAGATTGTCAAGACCGCGATAATAATAAAACATCTGGTCGGGATAATCCCGCACGAACTTGGTAATCTTATTGACGTCCATTCTATCGTTCCATCTCAGAACACTAGAATTTAGATCTGTATATTTGTGAGGGGTATCCTTTGTATCTTCCTTCATCTTCTTCATGTTATGCCAGTGAGTGCGAACAAATGTCAAACCATCCTCAGGATCGTGGTCCACAATGCAATCAATATTCTGTTGGAGTTCAATATCCAAATCTAGGAATAGTTTTTCACCCTGTTGTCTGATTACTCGACGATCGAATAAATGAAGTTTGTTCCACCACTTCTCATAATAATTATCTTCTGGTAATGGGATAACATTAATTTCCGGATTTAGTTCTAGTGGATGCTCAGTCAAACAGTAAAACTTAAACTCAGATGATATGTGCTCTTTACATTGTTCGAACACACGATTGACGTGTTCTGGTCCGTATTTACCACCCCACTTCACTGTGTAAATATTAATCATCAAATATTCCAATGCTTTAAAAGATCGGGGTCGACGAGCGACTCCTGTTTCACTTTGCCTCTACTATTATCCTGAAACGGAAGTAGGTCAACATTAAACACACAAAGGATACAATCCTTTCTATATATGCCTACTTCTAAATCCCCTTCGTGCCAGTTACGACCACGATTGTATGAATAAGCAAATGTGCTTGGGAAGTGTCTCCATAGTGGAGTGTCACTAAAGTCGCCCCAGCGCCAACTGTGATAGTTGTCTGTTCCATCTGTAAATGTAAACCAAATACGCTCTTGGTGTTCTAAGACATCATGCCAAATGCATTCTGTCTGATCATCTGACCAAACCATACAACTACCATTGGTATATGCGCCATGCGCCAACTTAAAGTTACGAGACTTCATGGGTCGAGGATCTTGCCACCACGAGCGTAACTTGGTAGGATTCTCTAGGTCATAAGTGATTATTGGTGACAAATCATTTTGGATGATAACATCAAGGTCGAAAAAGACAAATCTTCCAGTTGGTTTATCGTCTGCGAAGTTGTGTGTATTGAAGATGAACGTCTTTGGTCTGTCCCAACAACGTGCCATGCCGTATTTGAAATCCTCTGAACCGAACCAGTATTTGGGGTGGATGTCGGGAATGTCTGGGAAGTCGATGACTTTAATCTCATCGTCAAAACCTTCACTGTTGTCTGTATAGCAATAGAAGTGAAACTCAAAGTTATCTGGGGTATGCTTCTTTGCCATTCGATAAAGTCGGTTAACAAACTCAGCGGAATACTTTGTTCCCCATTTACAGCAAACGTAATTAACTCTCATTCGCAGTTCCACAATCTAATAATATTTTCATCTAAACAATCAGATAATTCTTCTTGCTCTCTTGCTGATGGATGAGGGACGTTGTCGGTATTGAACAAACAGATCTTTGCGTCACTTCGAAATTTAAATCTCTCGACATCATGCGGATGACGTTTTCCACGATTCCAAGAATAGATCCAACCACCTGGAATATCTTTCCAGAAATCCCTCTGCCTCCAGTAATGGTAATTGTCGCTTCCCTTGAAGAAAGTTTTAAATATCGATTCCGAATTCTCAATAGCATCTTTGTAAATGTGCTCGCATGATTTACCAGGCCAAAGCATCATACTGGAGTTAAAGAAAGTTCCTCGAATATCAATAAAGAATCTGTCATGTTTTTGCGATTCTGGTTGCCAACGACATTGAATGATTCGAGGTTTTTGTGCAAGTTCCAACACATCAGTTATATCTTCTTGAATCACAACATCAAGGTCAAAGTAGCACCAGTTACCCTCGTATCCTAACCAGTTATGTGAATTGAATACTAAGAACTTTGCACGGTCAAAACAGAAGGTTTCTTTACCGAACCAATATTTGGGATGTAAGACACCATCATCGGGGATCGGTGCAGTGTCGCATTCTATCCCTTCTGCGTCATCGGTATAACATGTAAAGGTATACGACGCAGGATTACGTGCATAGTTCTTCTTGACCATACGGTAGAGATTGTTTACATATTTTGCGGGGTATTTGTTACCCCACTTAATGCATACGAAGTTCATCATATTCTTTATCTGCTCCAGGGAACTGATCCAAACCGTTCAATAATGCTATCGTGTAACTTGGGCGATAGTAAAATGATTCGTTGTGGTCGTCAATTCCATAATAATCTGCTCCATAAACAAAAGAATAAATCTCACCCTTTGGAAAGTAATCGAATCTGAAATCTTCATGCCAAAGAAATCTATCATCCCCAAAATATTTAACCATGAAGTAATCTGGGTCTGATTGAAAGCGCTGCCAGATATGCTTGCCAGTGGTGCCTCTCCACATCATAACACTTGAGTTGTAATTACTCAAATACCGCATGTCGTGAGTCTCACCGACATGGTCAGGAAACTCTTTATTCTTCCAGTAAGTATACGCTATTATTGGATGATTGTCAAGGTATTTCCACAAATGATCGATATTTTTTTGTATCCTAACGTCCAAATCTAGGTAGAGCATATCTCCTAAGTTTTGACTGAACAACCAAACTTTATACCAATGCCCCTCTACGTTATCAGGCAACGGCCAAGCAACAACAATAGGATCTAGTCCTGTTGGATCATCTGTATAACAAACGTAGGTATACTTTCTACCCGTTGCTTCGACGATTCTATTTACGTCTTCAGCAGAGTATTTTGTTCCATATTTAAGTGTTAAAATTGTTTTCACGGGATTCTCTGTTTTATAAATAATACAGAATAATTTATAAGGGTTTCTCGATGGCGACAATTCAAAATTTGTATATTGATCAGGGAACCACGTTTTCCTTGTCATTGTTAGTCGATGACCAAAACGGCGACTCTAAGGATCTCACAGATTATACTGTCGCAGCGCAGATGCGAAAGTCATATTATACAGCAACTGCTAAAAATTTCGACGCAGAAATAACTTCTCCACTAGATGGCGAGATTACTATTTCTTTGACTGCTACAAATTCTTCGGCAATAAAAGCAGGAAGATATGTATACGATATTGAGATTTCAAACGATGATGAGACCCTAAGAGTTCTCGAAGGAATTGTGGTAATTAATCCGGAGGTGACCAAATAATGGCGATAAAAGTTACTGTCCCACTTTCAAATAACATAAATACAAGTGTAGTAAGCAGAAAAGCAGCAACCAAACTCGAAACGATTGCCGATGTTGATGCTACTGGACTCCAAGATGGTTATACGTTAATTTATAATTCAACTACGAAAAAATGGGAAGCAGCAAATCCTGCTTCTGAAGTGATCTTAGATAATATAGACGGCGGAACGTATTAATAATTAAAAACAACAAAAAAGGAAACGGCAATGTCAACAATTATTCAAATTAAAAGAAGTTCGGGTGCATCTGCTCCGTCGACCAGTGATCTACTTGTAGGCGAAATGGCATATGCACAGGATGCTGCAGCAAACGGTGCAGCAGGTGTTCTGTATATCGAATCAGTAAACTCATCGGGTGGTGCAGTTATCGACGCAATCGGTGGTAAGAAATATACCGCTGCTGTTGATGACGCGACAAATGCAAACACTGCTTCAACAATCGTAAAGCGCGATTCTTCAGGCAACTTCTCAGCGGGAACAATCACTGCAGACCTTACTGGTGACGTAACTGGTGATGTAACTGGTACTGTTAGTGATATCAGCAACCACGATACGGATGCTCTCACAGAAGGTTCAACAAACCAGTACTATACCGACACAAGAGCAAGAGGCGCTATCAGCGCAACTGGCGATATCTCATATGACCCAGCAACTGGCGTAATCTCGTTCACCGATGCTGGTACTGACCTTTCTGCATTCGATACAGACGATCTTGCTGAAGGAACAACAAACCTCTACTTCACAGATGCTCGCGTTGAAACTGCGGTTGATAATTATGTTTCGGGTGGCACTGGACTTTCGTATTCTCTCGGTCAACTCAGTCTAGATGATACATCGGTAACTGCCAATTCGTATGGTGCTGCTGGCACTGTTGCAACATTCACTGTTGATGCACAAGGTCGTTTGACTGCGGCAAGTGATACCACTATCGACATCACTGCATCGCAGGTCAATGATTTCACTACTGCCGCTGAAACTGCAATCGATGGTCACGTAACTGGTGGAACAGGACTTACCTACACGAACGGTACTCTTGACCTCGACGACACAGCGGTAACTGCTGGTTCGTATGGTTCGTCGACTCAAATCCCAACATTCACTGTTGATGCACAAGGTCGTTTGACTGCTGCTAGTTACGAATCAATCTCGTCTTCGTTCGACATTGCTGGCGACAGTGGCACCGCAACAATCGCCAATGGTGCAGATACGCTAACATTCACAGGCGGAACGGGCGTTACAACTTCGGTTGCTTCTGATACTGTTACAATCGACATCGGTCAAGATGTTGGAACAGAAGCGGACGTAGATTTCGGAAGCGTTTCAACTGATACTATCAAGGATAGTGCTGGTGTTACTGCTCTGACAATGTCAGGCGCAAACGTTACGGTTGCTGGAAACCTGACAGTTTCGGGGACTACAACTACTGTTAACTCGACAACTCTGACAGTAACCGATCCGCTTATCTTTGTTGGTAACGACAATAATACAACCGACGCAGTTGACCTCGGTCTGTTCGGTATGTATGATACCAGCGGTTCGCAAGACCTCTATTCTGGTTTCTTCCGCGACGCATCAGACGGTAAGTGGAGACTCTTCAAGGGTCTGCAATCTGCGCCAACAACGACTGTTAACACAGGCGGAACTGGTTACACTATTGCTACTCTTGTTGCCAACCTCGAAGGCGGAACTGTTTCGTCTCTCTCGTCAGCAATCGCTGTTGGCGACGGTGGTACTGGTGTTACTACACTGACTGCAAATGGTGTTCTATTCGGTAACGGAACTTCTGGGATTCAAGCGACCTCAGTAGGAACTGCTGGACAAGTACTGACATCAGGCGGTTCAGGCGTTGCTCCTTCGTTCGGTAATATCGACGGTGGAACTTACTAATATATAATACGGGGAGAGGATAGTCCTCTCCCCAACCCTTGGAGATAGATAATGGATCAAACTAAATTTATTAATTCGTATATTGCTAATCTAGCAGAGCGACTGAAAGCATTGACACTAGATAATGTTATGCTGAACACTCAACTTACCATGGCGAACGAAACGATAGCAGAACAGTCCCAGAAAATTCAAATTCTAGAGCACGAAAAGAATCAACCAAAACCTACTGGAAATTATGTTGATTTAGACGGAGATCTAACGTTTGGCACCTCTGAGGGATATTCTATCGCAGAAGAGGATTTAGATGTCGACAATAGTTCAAATAAAGAGAAGTGAAACATCGGGAGCTAATCCTACTGCTGGCGATCTAGCAGTTGGCGAACTTGCTGTTAATCTTACAGACAAAAGGTTATTCTCTAAGAAAACTGATGGTACGGTAGTATCAATCGGGGGCGTTGCCGTAGATGGTGGCACTGGAGAAACATCAGTAACAACAATTTCTTTTGCTGATACTGCATTCAGCGACTTTGATGTTGACACTACGACAACTCCAGGGACTGCAATTGTAAGACTTAACCAGTTAAGTGATTTGGATTACGGTCTAATCACAGATGCAGTTGCTGCATATAACTCGGTTGATTACGGGAGCATTTGATATGGCAGCAAGAGTCAAATTAAGAAGAGGTACTTCCACCCAGCACCAAGCATTTACTGGAGCAGAGGCAGAAATTACGGTTGATACAACCAACTGGTCTTTGCGAGTGCACGACGGGTCGACTGCAGGAGGGCACGAACTTCTAAAAACATCTTTGGATAATATTGAAGACGGTGCCATTCTAGATGGTGGAACATACACCTAAATAGAGTGGGATTAGGAGATACAAATGGCAACGATTTTACAACTTAGAAGAGGGACTACTACTCAGCACTCAACCTTTACGGGTGCTGTTGGAGAAGTCACTGTCGATACAACAAAAGACACCATAGTTGTCCATGATGGCACCACTGCTGGTGGTAAACCTCTGGCAACAGAAGCATATGTTACTTCGCAACTTTCTGCTGCAGATAACACGGATGAAATTACTGAGGGGTCTACGAACCTCTACTTCACAAACGCAAGAGCGAGAGGCGCAGTTTCGGTAACTGACTCTGGTGGCGATGGATCTCTTTCATATAATAATTCGACTGGCGTATTTACTTTCACTGGTCCAAGTGCAACAGATGTTCGCGCTCATTTCAGCGCTGGAACGGGAATTGCCATTACTAATGGTTCTGTTGCTGTAGACTCGACAATTGCAACAAAGACCTATGCCGATAATGCGGCAACTACGGCAGTTGCCAATGTTATTGATACTGCTCCTGAAGCATTAAACACATTAAACGAACTTGCTGCGGCGCTGGGTGACGATGCAAACTTCTCAACAACAATCACTACCAGCATTGGAACTAAGTTAAATTCTTCTGCGGTAAGCGCATTTGGTCTAACTCTTGTTGACGATGCCGATGCTGCCACTGCCAGAACTACACTAGGATTGGGCACTGCTGCTACGACTGCTGCTACTGCTTATGCTACTTCTGCCCAGGGAACTAAGGCAGATAATGCTTTACCAGCAGCAAACGTAAGTGTTTTTGGTGGTACGCTGATTGACGATGCAGATGCTGCTGCTGCCAGAACAACACTGGGTCTAGGTACTGCCGCAACTACTGCTGCTTCTGCTTATGCCACTGCTGCTCAAGGCACTAAAGCAGATGCTGCACTTCCTTCAGCAGATTTCAATAGCACGTTCGACACGAGACTCGGAACAAAGTCAACCACAAACCTAACTGAAGGCACAAACCTTTACTTCACGACTGCTCGTGCTAGAGGTGCAATTTCTGCAGGTACTGGTATTACTATCACTGATGGTGCTATTGCTACTACTATCACCCAATACACAGATGCCCTAGCAAGAGCATCGGTTTCAGTTACCGACTCTGGTGGCGATGGTTCGCTATCATATAACAATTCGACTGGTGTGATCACATATACAGGTCCATCTGCCGCTAATGTTCGAGCACACTTCAGCGCTGGAACTGGTATTACTATCACTGACGGTGCAGTTGCGGTAGATTCAACTATTGCAACGAAGACTTATGCCGACAATGCTGCGACAACTGCAGTCGCCAACGTTATTGATACTGCTCCAGCAGCGTTGAATACGTTGAATGAATTGGCAGCTGCACTTGGTGATGATGCCAATTTCTCCACTACTATTACTACGAGCATTGGAACTAAGTTAAATTCGTCCGCAGTTAGTGCGTTTGGTTTGACACTCGTAGATGATGCGGATGCCGCTGCTGCCAGAACTACATTAGGTCTTGGCACCGCAGCTACTACTGCAGCGTCTGCTTATGCGACTG